ACTGCGGGTTGATGACCGACGGGGTGTTGGCGTTCGCCTGGTTGGCCGTCGCCTGCGCCGCATCGGCCTTGGCCTTGGCCGCGGCGTAAATCGCGTTAAGCAGCGTCTGCCGGGTGGTGTAGACGTCTGCGAATGCCTGCCGGAAGTCGGCGCCGACGACGGTCGTGTTGCCCGACAGGCTGTCCCACGCGGCCGGCGTTGTCAGCGTGCCGAGGTACGTGGTCAGGGCGGCGACCTTGCCGTCGTAGGCCGCTTTTTCGGTCGTGATGCCGTACGCCGTCGCCTGCGCGTCGATGCCTGCCTGCTCGGTCAGGATGACGTTGTAGTCCCGGATCACCACCGGCTTTTCGCCCGGTGTCAGCAGGTTGTCGCTGGCGATGTCGTCGAGCTTTTCGAGAGCGACATCGGCGTCAGCTTGCGCCTGTAGAGCTTCCTCCTGGATCCCGGCCACCGTTGTCGGTAGGGTCGTTGCAGCGCCGAGCGTGAAGGTGTTGCTGTAGCTGTAGAGGGAGTAGGCCTGGCCAGTGCCCTTCGCCCGCACGCGCGCCACGTAGTCGCCCGCGCCGGTGCCGCGAAGATCGGCGGAGAGGCCCGTCAGGAGGCCCAGCGGCCGCCACTCGCCGTTGTCCTTGCGCCACTCCGCCTCATAGGCCAGCGCGCCAGGCACGGCCGCCCACGCGATCGTGAGGAGCTGCGTGGTTGCCGCCGGATCGACCACTTCGGCCGACTCCAAGCTGACGGCAGCCGGACCGGCCTGGTTGGTGATCGTCAGCGCCGAGATCGGCGGGACCTGGATCAGCGTACCGAAGTCCACCGCATCGAACTTGCTGGCGTTGTGCTGCAGCGCGGTGATGGTGAAGCTGATCTCGGTGTCGGATTTGTCCTCGACGACGGCCAGCACGCGGAAGGTCTGCGCGGCGAGCGTGCCGCTCTCGACGGTCCAGGCCGCCTGCGCGACGGGCGTGTCGGTGAAGGGCGTGCTGGTGGTGATCGTCGAGCCATCCATCGAAAGCACCGTGCGCGTCTGGCTGACGCCATCCGGCATGCCCACCGTGATCGTGTCGCCAGCGGCGACCGTGGGCGCCTTGTCGAGCGTGACGGTCGTGGTGGTGGCCGCCACAATGCGGCCGCCCTGGCGCTTGCCCGCGCGCGCAGAGTCGGCAACCCGGATGATCTGGCCAGGCGCCACCAGCACGCCATCCAGGCCGACCTTGAAGGTGACCGTGTCCGTCTCGAGGCGGCTGGTTAACAGGATCCACCGACCAAGCCGCTGCGCCTGGCCCTGCGACGTGCAGCCGACCGCTGTCACGGCCGTCTGCTGGACGCCGTAGCGCGCGATGCCGTCGCGGTCCTCGACGTACTCGACCTTGGTCCGGTAGAAGTTGCGCGGATCGTTCCAGCTGACCAGGGCCGTGGTGAAGCGGGTCTTGCGCGCGCTGGCCGAATAGCTGAACTGGCCGCCGATCACGTTCGCGTCGGTGTAGGTGAACACCGCGTCGCTCGGCATGTCGGCACTGGCCATGATCGTGCCGCCGGCCCAGTAGCTGATGCCGCGGAAGGCGGTCGACAAGTCGTTCAGGAGCTTGTAGGCGTCCGCCTGCGTCTGCAGGAACACGTTGCAGGTCAACCGCGGCTCCTGGCCGCCGTTGCCGTCGCTGACCAGACCGTCGCAATACTGCGCGATCTTGTACAGGCCCCATTTGTCGATCATCGAGGCATCGACCAAGTGCCCCAGACCGTAGCGCTGGTGAGTCACCAGGTCGTAGAAGATCCACGCCGGGTTGTCGGTCCACGAGGGTTTGAATGTGCCGTCCCAGGTGCCCGTGTAGGCGCGCGTGGTGACGTCGTAGTTGCTCGGCACCTGGATGATGCGGCCGAATAAATCGTAGGCGCGCTGGGGGATGTTGCTGAACTGGCTGGCGTCGCCCATGAGCGCGACCAGCGCGCTGTTGGGGTAGCGCAGCTTCGCGTCGACGATCTGCGTGTAGCTGTCGATCGTGGTCGTGTCGGCAACGGCCGAGCTGTTCGCGTTGGCGGTCAGGCGCGTGACGCGCACGTTCCAGCCGCTGGTCGCCGTCGGGAGGTCGATGCGGTGCGATCGCTGGTACTTGCTCGTGGTCTTTCCGGTGAAGTTGCCGCTATAGGCAAGCGCGTAGGCGCCCCCATCGGTCGACACCTCGATCTTGTAGGCAATCGTGTAGCCGTTGATGTCGCCGTTGCTGGTGTTCGCCTTGGAGAGCGCCGGCAGGCCGATCGTGATGCGCACCGCCGAGAGCGTCGTGTCGGTGATCGATTGCACCCACGCGGCGGAGGATTTCAGCTCCACGCCGACGCTGACCTCGTTCTCGACCGAGTCGAAGCCCGGAATGGTGTCCTGGTCCTGCGTGCCGGTGCGCGATTCGATGTGCGCCTTGGGGAAGTTGGCGCTGCCGTCGCTGTTCACCAGCGGCGTTTCGTCCAGGTAGATCGACTGTTGCCCGTTGACCAGTCCGGCGATCTCGCCCTCGCTCACCAGGTCGAGAATCCGGAAATAGGCGATCGAACGCAGGTTGTCAGGCGACTCGACGGGCGTGTGCTGCTGGGAGCCGCCCTTGGCGCCGCGGATCAACTGGACGCTCATGCGAAGATCTCGTAGGGGTTCTTCGGGTTCCAGTGCGGGTTGCCCGGGCCCACGCCGCTGGTGGCAGGGGCGTAGTCCTCGGCGTTGATGCCGGCGGAGACCACCGCGCTTCCAACGATCATGCGGCCGTAGAGAAGCGGCACCGGGTTGCCCTGCGCCTGCGTGTTGACCGCACCGGAAAACACGTAGCTGGGGGCGTTCTCTGGGCGGTCCTGGGCTTTGCCTCCCTTGGGGAGCGGCGTAAGCATTTGGATGACGCCGCCTGCGATCATGGCGATGCCCATGTTGACGAGAATCGGGCCCCACACCCCACCGCCCCAAACCTGGCCGTAGGTCTCTCCGAGATATCCAGCGACGACCAGAATGGCGCCGACGATGATGCTGAATACCCCGCCGTTCTTGCTGCCGGTGAGCATGGGTGCAATACGAATGTCGTCCCCGCCAACGGGCTCGTTCAGATGCTCGGCTGTCAGGTTCTCCTTGCCGCGGAACACGGCAAAGCCCACTCCGCGGGAGCTCGCTCCTGTGAGATAGGCGCGTGCTCGCGGGAACTGGCTGCACAAGTAGCGCACCGCTTCCGCGGGCGTGTTCGAGTCCAGGAACACGCGATGCACGCGCCCGAATAGGCGGCCCATCTCGCCATAGAGCCGTATCGTTGTTGGTGTCATGGGTTTCCTTCAGGCACAAAAAAAGCCCGCGCTAGGCGGGCTTCGTGATCACATACTGTTTCGAACTAACCTGTCGGAGGCGTCGGCTGGCACTTAACGCCAACGGCGGCCTCATTCACGATCAAATAGAAAAGGCGCTCGGCACTGTTTTCGTCATCCGAACCACCATAGCGGGATGAAAAATCCCCGCGGATACGATAGCCACCATGCCCGTTGGGCGATTTCATCGCCCGACCAGACATCACGCCCACCTGCCCGCGATAGGGGGCGTAGGTTTCAACAAAGCTGTCTGAGGCAATGCGCACGCGCATATGCGTGGCTGACTCTAGTCCCTCCGGAACGGCGGACCACATCGCTTCACACTGGGATTGGCACGAACACTCGGCGCGATCCGTGATCGGCGCTTCTCTCTGAGGTTGTGGCGTGAACTTCGGAACCTCGACTTTCTGGGGGTCGAGCTTAAGTTCCTGCGCCGTTACCCCAAAGACCGCAAGCACCACCACAGACGCCAGAATCCACGCTTTCATGCCATCCCCTTGTGCCTGACGACGAGCATCGTCTTTTCCTTCCACATGCCGCCGTAAACGTCACGCGAAGAAAGCCGACCATAGAGGTGATGTAACACCAGGCCGTCGCCCAAGTAAACAGCGGCGTGGTTTGCCACCCGGGAGCGGATCGCCATGAGGATGATGTCGCCCCGCTGCATCGGGCCTGTGATCGGCGCGCAGCCCGCCTCGCGAAAGTGCTGCATGTACAGGTCGCCGCCGCGATCCCACCATCCGTCCTCGCGCTGAAAATCCGGCAACATGATGCCGAGCTCGCGCGCGTAGAAGTCGCGCACCAGGGTGTAGCAGTCCAGCACCCCGTGCGAGAACGGCCGGCCTACCAGCGGCGCCTGGTAGCCCTCGGGGGCGATTTCGACCATGGCGCCGGCTACCACCTGGCCGTCGTTAATCCGCGCGACGGCGACGATCAGCCACGGCAGGCCCGATGCCTCGCACGCCACCCGGTCAGCCTCTGAAGGGCGAGCCGGCACGTCAGGATGCGAATGGACCACGGCGACAAGCTCACCCTGTTCTTCGGCATGGGCGTAGTCCTCCGGCGACAGGATGAAGTGCTCGCTGGGCGTGGTGGCCAGGTTGCGGCACGGGATGTAGCGCTCTCTGCCCTTGACGACCGCCACCAGTCCACAGGCCTCGCGCGGGTAGTCCGCCACCGCATGCGCGCGGATGGCGTCGAGCGTGGCGGATTTCATCGGGTCAGCGCCGCGGCCGGGAAGCCGCCGTAGGGGAGTGGGTTGTTCTGGCCGAAGCGCAGCTTGCAGGAGGTCAGTCGCTTGCCGCACACGTCCTTGCTAGAGTCGGACGTCGCCACGTCGTTGGCATCGGCCACCGGGCCGCCGGTGTAGCTGCACTCGGCGCTGCGATAGGTCCAGGAACACTGATTGGCGATGATCACCCGTCGCGGAAGCTGCACGCCGCCGAAGTCCAGGGCGCTCGACAGCTCGAACTGCACCGCGGTATTCGTCTCGGCAGCCTTGCGCTCGATGTACCAGCGGTCGAGCGGCATTTCCTGCGTCGGGTCGGCGGTGGCATTGGTGCCGCCGAAATTGGCCGCGTCCAGGTACTTGCCCAGCGTGCGGTGCCGGGTGACTACCGCACCGACCATGTCCTGGTAGGCAAGGCAGGCCGCGGTGATCGAGCCGTCGATGTTACCCACGGTGAGCAGCGGGGTGGGCGGCTTGGCCGGCTGCAGCTCGAAGCCCTCGGCCTGAACCGGCCAGGGCTTGTACTCGTTGCCCTGCCACCAGATCGAGCCGACCTGCACGTAGGCGTGGAACCGCAGCAGGTCGCCGCTGATCGCGGTGGCGTCGACATCGAACAGCTCCACCATCGCCCCCGGTTCGAGGGTCTGGACGTCAGCGGCCAGCGTCATGGCGAGAACACCTGCTGGAACGTGGCAGTGAGCTGGTAGACCGCGCCACCCAGCGGGGAGAGGTTGTAGGTGGCGGCCTTGTACAGGCCTTGCGCGCCGGCCGGCGGCGTCCAGTAGAACGCCTGCCAGCCGGCCCGTTCATCCAGGAAATCGGCGATCGCCTGCATGTCCGACTTCATGCCGGTGAAGGTGAGCGGCCAGGAGGCCACCTTGTTGTTGATCCCATCGGCGACCGTCTGGCTGTAGCCGTCGCCGAACTGCGCGGTGCGCACGCGGAAGTTGACCGCGCCGGAGGGTTGGCCGGTCGGTGTCCAGGTGAAGGTGGGGGTGGTCATGCCGGCTGCCTCATGGTCCACAGCGAGCCGCCGGGGCGCTGCTCCTCAAGGATCGTCTGCTGCGCGACCGACTTCATCTTCTGGGCGAACTTGCGCAGGTTGTCGTCGCTGGCGCTGTTGCCCGCCTGCTGGCCCGTGCTGCCTGAGCCATCCAGAACGAATGTCTGGCTCAGGTTGAAGTCGCCGCCGCCGCTGCTCGAGGCAACGCCCAGCTTGCCGTCCGGACCACGCCGAAGCGGCAGGATGGCCTCGGGCCCTGCCTCGCCCATGAGGCCGTTGCCCTTGGCAAAGGCGAACAGCGTCGGGCGATCCACCACCTGGCCGGAGAACGCCGACAGGTTGGCGCTGCCGTCGACCACGCCGCCATTGGCGTAGACGTGATTGACGAAGCCCTGCGAGTTGTAGGTAACACCGCCGTTGCCATTGGTCCCGCCGTAGCCGCCGAAACTGCCCACGATCGACTGCAGGATCTGCGACGCAAGGATGCGTGCCTCCATCTTGGCCAGATCGGACAGGATCGAGGTCACCAGGCCCTTGAAGTTCAGCTTGCCGGTGGTGACGAAGTTGGCCAGCGCATCAGCCATGCCGCCGAAGGCGTTGACGAATACGTCATGGGTCTGCGCCGCGACGTTGCCAGCGTCGTCGATGAAGTCCCGGGTCGCCGCCCGCGCGCCCAGCGCGGCGCTCTTGCGCGCCTCCTCGGCCCGCTGCCAGCCGTCCACCTCCATGCGAATGCGGTCGTTGTGGTACTTGGCCAGGTCGTCCAGCTGCTGCTGGTAGCCGGCACGGTCCAACTCGCTCGTGGCGTTCTGCTGGCGCTTCTGCAGGTCCGCCTTCTTGCGGTTGTAGTCCTCGTCGATGGCGATCAGCGCCGACTGCTGCTGCGCCTCGCGCTGGCCCATGCCGATCGAGGCGACCTGCAGGTCGATG